GACACAGAGCATGTTACCAACACTAGAGAAGACGAAGAGCAATCTAGCGTAAGCGATCTTATGGGAAGAAAAGAAAAAAGAGGAGTTACAATAATGACTCAAGCTGCTTCGGAACTGTCTGATGAGACAAGACCTAGCAGGAAGCAGAAATCAACTAAGTATAAAGACTCTATTTTTGTGATAAGAAAAGAAGATGAGTAACGTATCTAAATCAATTAATGGTTATGTTAATGTATACGCAGACTCTAATCCTATATGGATAGTTGAGCTTAGTAACGGTGAGATGATTTACCAAGATGACGGTAAACCGGATTGTTATCCAGAAAGCGCTTGGCTTAGACTTAAAGAATACTGCGAGCAAAACAACTTATCAATAAAATCAATATCCGTAAAAAACAGATCAATTCAAAAACAAATCGTCTCAGATGCAGACTCTTTTACTTTTTGCAAAAGCGCAGGAGCATTAATGTTTGGTGGGCAAACTAGCCACTCTTTTGTTTTTGGTTATGTTAATGATGGGGTATACAGAACCAAAAAAGTCAACCTGCCTGAAATGATAGTAGACCGTCCTGAAAAAAGAAATATTGAAGATTATAAAAATTTGATTATAAGGGGTTCTGGGAAGGTTGAGCTACAAACATAAAACAAATGGAAAAGATTGTAACGCCGCGCAGTATATAGCAGAGATGGTGTGTATAAGAAAAGCTGAGTCAGAAAATGTTGGTAGACCGGCATATGCTTTATGGAATACAAAAAAATGGAAGAATTATTTTAGAAGCCAAGTAACTATGGCTTATAATCTTCTAAAAAATTACACGGATAAAGCAATCATAAATGCCCTGAACTCTTACAAGGGTAAGAAAATCTATTCTTTGCGTGTTAAATTTCTTGAACCAATTATAAAATCTGAACAAAACAAGTTAAACAAAATTGAAACGTATAGGAAACCCGCAAAGGAATATGAAGACTTTACGGACTCTAAACCTAGAAAACAATACGGAAAAAAAAGTCAACTCAACTTCTTGAGAGATTTAGATGGCGAAAAAAAAGACAATGAGCAGTAGCGACATAGCAACAGTAAACAAGCAAATCATAAAAGACTTTGGTGATGTTGTAAGAACTGGTAATGAACTTTTCGATGATATAAAAGATAGGAAGTTGTTGCCAATTAGTCCAGCCATAGATTATGCGATAGGTGGTGGTATACAAGAGGGCAGTCTAGTACAACTCGCTGGCAAGCCAAAAAGTGGAAAGACAACAACTGCTATTCAGTTTGCGGCTAATTGTCAAAAAGAAGAAAACGGCTCTAGACCAATAATTTATTTTGACGTAGAGGCTCGTGTTGGTAGAAACCAGCTAGAAGGCATAGAAGGTTTAGACAGGGACAATATCCACTTCATTATCCCTCAAGACGGCGTTCTTGCTGCTGAGGATGACTTTAGAATTATGGAACACTACATTAAGAATGTTAAAAACTGTGTAGTGATAATTGATTCTGTTTCAACTATGGCCTCAAGAGACGAACTTGATTACAAGTTTGACAAACAGTTTAGAAACCCTGTGATGAAGATGATGTCTTCTTTTACTAAAAAGATAGCACACATACTTCCACAACAGAGAGCTGTTGTGATTTCTATAAATCATATAATCGCTGACTCTAACCCTCATACGAGATCAACCACTATGGTTGATGGTGGGAACAAGTTAAAGTATGCAGCAAATTATATATTACACATCACGCACACTAGACCTTGGGAAGAGAGCAACGAAATAGTAGGTCAAGAGGTCAATTGGAAAGTGGTAACATCACACGCAGGTGGCTTTCCAAATACTCCTGTTACCAGTTACCTCAGATATGGCAAAGGTCTTGACTGGAGAAAAGAACTAGTAGATCAATGCTGTGAAATACCACCGCTAATTGAAAAAGCTGGAGCTTGGTATTATCTAAATTTTGTTAAAAATGAGGGTGAAGAAAGAGGACCAAGTTGTCAAGGTTATAAGAAGTGCGTAGACTACCTAAACGAAAACAACCTTTGGGAAAAACTGAAGAAAGAACATAAAGAAATATTCGGATGAAAGTAAATGGATTTGACGGTCGAGAAAGGTCTATCAACTTTTCTAAGTATTACGTCTATGGCGACGACACTCGCCACAAATCTAAACTTCATATAAAAGCAAAAAAAATCTTGCGGGAAGTCTTTCCATATGATAGTATATACGAAGAGGTATCTCTTCCCGGCTCAAATAAAGGGTCTTCAAGCATCCTCCGCGCGGATTTCTTTATCCCAAACCAAAACTTGGTTATAGAAGTTCACGGCCAACAACACTACGAGTTTACTGTTCATTTTCACAAGAGTAAGCTCGATTTTTTTAGGTCACAAGCTAGAGATAAAAACAAAGAAAGCTGGTGTGAGCTAAACTCTATTCGTTTTGTAGCACTAAAATATTCGGAGTCTGAAAATGAGTGGAGAGAATCCCTACTCAATAAATGATTTGAACCAATTGGATGAGTATCTTAAAAGATACACAGAGGAAGAGGGTTTATATCATGCAGAAATAAACGAAGAAGTAAAAACAATACTGGATTTTAAAGCCGAAGACCTAAAGGCGTTAAGTGCATCAGATCTTTACATCGCGTCATGCTTGGTAACTAGCTATACAACCTACATAACCTCTAGACTAGGTTACCATCAGTCTATATTCAAATGGTGCAAAGATACTATAAAAAGGATTGTTGCTAAAAATTCAGATCAATACGATAAGTATACTAAGTATGAACAGAAGGTTGAGCTTATAATACTGTCTGATGACTTTGCTCTTAAAGTTGATAAGGCTAGAAGATTTGCTGAGTATAAGGTTTTTATGATAAAAGAAAAGTTGGAAGATCTCAGGTCTTACAGCGATAGACTTGAGAGACTAGGAAGGATAAGAAACTATGACACCTCTAGATAAAATCAAAAAAGGAATTTTGAATAATGATATGGAAGAAGTTATTGATGGATACGAAAGCCTCACTGGAGAAAGAGTCACAAGAAAAGAGGCAGAAGAAATCAAAAGCGAAAAAGTGCCAGAACAAGTGCGGGAAGTGTCAGAAGAAAAAGTAAATAAATATGAGGACTTTACAGCACCTGTAAGAAGAGAATCATCTGAAAAATCAAAATACACAAAGAAAGAAAAAATCAAAGTAGGAAAAAATACCTTTGTAGACACAGGTGAGGATCATAAGACCAAAGCCGATTCCACTCCAGATTATGTTCCAACCCCACGAAACAGACGACCGATAGAGAGAGTAAAAGTAAGGTGTCATGTCTGCGGCGCTGAGGATGAAGTGAATGAGGGTACGGTTTATGGAGCTTTTTATCGTTGCGGTAGATGCGTGGGTGGGTAATGAAAGAAGAAAAAATATGCAGTGTAGCTTCTGAAAGAGCTGTACTAGCCGGTATGCTTAAGCATGGGGCTGATGCCTTTATTGATGTAGATGGAATTATTGATGTAGGATGTTTTGTATTTGAAGAAAACGCAATAGTTTATCAGTGCTTGAAGCACGTTCTTGAGAATAGCTCGGTGGCTGACTTGCCCTCTGTTTTAAGTGCTGCTCAAAGTTTGAATCTTGACTCTGCTTTTAGAGATAAAGTGCCTAACAATTATATTAAGGCATTGACGAATTTTGATATTAATCTAGAGAATGTTAGAAATCATGGGGCAAAGTTAAGAAGGCTACAGGTAGCTAGAGACATTAGACTTAGAGCTAGAAAAGTAATATCAGATATATCTGATGTCACAGGCGATGAAACAATAGATAAGCTTATCAGTATAGGTGAATCGCCGTTTTTCGAGTTATCGACAACACTGAATAGCTCTGTGCAGGACAAACCTGTGTCTCTTGGTGATGGTGTAGACGAATACATAAAGTATCTCACAGAAAACAAATGTGACATGCTGGGTATTAGTAGTGGCTATAAAAGATTTGACTCTGCTATTGGGGGCGGTTTTCGTCGCAAGTGTGTGGACTTAATTGCTGCTAGACCAAAGACTGGTAAAAGTATGCTGGCCGATAATATCGGCTTTCATATAGCGGCTAATTTGAATATACCAGTGTTGATATTAGACACTGAAATGTCAAAAGAAGATCATATGAATAGACTTTTATCAAAGTTTAGCTCTATACCTATTAATGATATTGCAACTGGTAAATTTTCAGAAAGCAGTGCTGGTAAAGAAAAAGTTGATCAAGCTGCGGCTAAATTTAGTGAAGCGCCTTTAGACTATATACCAATTGCTGGTAAGCCTTTTGAAGAAACTTTATCTATCATGCGTCGATGGGTAGTTAAGAATGTTGGGTTTGATGAAAATGGCAGAACTAACGACTGTATGATAATATATGATTATTTGAAATTGATGCACTCTGCAAGCATAAGTGACGGAATGAAGGAATTTCAGGTTTTAGGTTTTCAAATAACCCAACTTCACAACTTCACAGTTCAGTACGATGTACCTTGTCTTAGCTTTGTCCAGCTAAACAGAGACGGAATAAGTAAAGAGTCTACAGATGTTGTTAGCGGCTCTGATCGCCTTGTTTGGCTTTGCTCAAGCTTCTCTATCTTTAAGAACAAGTCTGATGAAGAAATAGCTGAAGACGGAGGTAAAAGCGGAAACAGAAAGCTTATACCTATAGTTGCTAGACATGGCGGAGGATTAAGCGACGACTATGACTACATCAATATGAATATGCGTGGCGAAATAGCCACGATAGATGAGGGTAAAACAAAAAGCGAATTGCTTAAGTCTGGTGACAAAGAGCAAGATGGTTTTGACAATGTTGTTGAGAAGAAAGAGCAGTTTAGCTTTGACGCTTCTGACCTATCAGAGGAGCAACCTTTTTAATGGATCAAAAATACATAGCACAAATCTCTGAAGCGCTTGGCCACCAAATGAGAGAACTTCTTGTTCACTTTGATGTTGCGTTTGAAGATCAGGATAATTTGTTAGTTAGCGTTTGCCCTATTCACGATGGTGCAGATAACCCGACTGCTTTTACTATTGATTTGGAGGAAGGTGAATATTTTGGCTACTGGAGATGCTGGACAAAATCCTGTGAAAAGGATTGGTTGCACAGTCCTGTCGGTTTGGTAAGAGCTTTACTATCAAAACAAAGAGGTAAAAAAGTCACATTTAATGAAGCTATTAGGTTTTGTCTCAACTTCATAAAGATGGATAAAAAAGAGCTTCATGAAAAAGCTAAGAACACAGACTTTAGCACAAACAGACCTAAAAGAAAAGCTATATCTGTACCAAGAGATGTTGTAAGAAAAAGCCTTGTAAGACCTGTTATGTATTATGTAAACAGAGGTTACAGCGAAAAGGTTTTAGATGAATTTGATGTTGGTGCTTGCTGGGAAAAAGGCAAACCTATGTACGGTAGAGCTGTTGCCCCAGTTTACGACGAAAATAGTAATATGATAGGTTGCGTTGGAAGAGTAATGCATGAAGACTATAATGGTCATAAATGGATTAATTCCAAAAACTTTAACTGCGGTTCATATCTTTATGGATATTGGCTATCTGCAAAACATATAAGAGAAACGAAAACTGTTGTAATTGTAGAAGGCCAAGGAGATGTCTGGAGACTCTGGGAGGCCGGTATAAAAAATGTTGTTGGAATCTTTGGATCTAGTTTAAGTGATGCACAATGTAGAACTTTAGAAACTTCAGGGGCTTTAAGTATAGTTATACTAACAGATAATGACGAAGCCGGACTCAAAGCCAAAAAATCTATTAGGCAAAAATGCGACAGACTCTTTAATATAATAGAGCCTGTGTTTGATAAGAACGATATCGGTGACATGTCTATAGAAGAAATAAACGAAACAATTAAACCTCAGATACAAGGTTATGCAAATGTCTAGAATACTTGGCATATCAGGAGCTAAACAAAGCGGCAAAAGCACATCCATGAAATTTTTGCATGGTTATCAACTTCGCTTTTATGATGTTATTGAAAAGTTTTTGATGGATGAGAACGGTGACATTTTTGTAAATGCAAAAATGATAAACGAGAGCGGAGAAGAAGAAGACACTGTAGCAATACTAGATGTAGAAAGAAGAGATCCAGAATTTTTAGAATGGGCTTCTACCAGTATATGGCCTTTTATCAAATGCTACAGCTTTGCAGACCCCTTGAAAATGATTGCCATACAACTGTTCGGATTGACAGAAGAGCAGTGTTTTGGAACAGACGAAGATAAGAACACTCCTGTGAATTTGAAGTGGGAAGATATGCCTGTTGGCTATTATGGCACTGAGTCAGAACTTGGCAAAGGGTTTATGACCGCTAGAGAATTTTTGCAGTACTTTGGAACAAATATTTGTAGACAAATGAAAGCAAATGTTTGGACTGAAGCTTGCGTAAACAGAATGCTTGCAGAATCTCCAGAGATAGCTGTTGTTCCTGATGTTAGATTTCCAAACGAAGTTGAAGCCATACAAAAAGCCGGAGGTAAAGTAATACGCTTAACCCGACGACCTTTTGATGATGCTCATTCAAGCGAGACAGCTTTGGATGATTATGATGGTTTTGACTATGTTCTAGATAACTCTGAATTGAGTATCGACGAAACTAATCGAAAACTTTTGGAAGTTATGAAAGAGTGGCAATGGCTCAAAACAAAATAATAAGAATACCTTGGGATGACAGGATGGTAACTCGCGCTCAAAAAAAGGCTAAGAGCTTGGGTAAAATCAATAACTCGATATTAAAAGGCGGTGGAAATGCTGCTGGATATTTAGGCGAAGAAGCTGTAGCGGCTTATATAGATGCAAAGATAACAAGTTGTGACGAAGGTCGTGAGAAATATGACTATGATATAACAACTGAAGATGGTCGTTGTATTGAGGTTAAAACAAAAAGAAGAACTGTCTCTTGTGTCGATAGAAAAGGTAATGATATCGGTCATTATGAAGTATCAGTTGCTAAAACTAGCGTGCATCAAAGACCAGACTTGTATATTTTTGTAAGTATTGAATTTGAAGATGTTAAAAAAGTTAACGGTAAGAAGTTGTATTATGGCATAAAAAATATTGAAATCTTAGGGCAGGCAGAGCCTGAAGACTATTTTGCTAAAGCTAAGCTAATGAGAAAAGACGACGTTGATCAATCAAATGGTTTTGTAACACTTGTAGACATGTATAATCTGCCTATATCAGAATTGGAACCATTGGATGATAGTCTGTTACCACAGAAGCAGTAGTATCGGAACTTTAGAATTTTGTGAGCAAAAATACTTTTTGCAATACAATCTATCGTTAAAAGATAAAACCAATAAAAAAGCCTTAATGGGTACTATTACTCATAAGGTTATGCAAACTCTTGGAGACAAGAAGGTTGCCATGAATAAAGGTTTGTCTATTGTTGAAGACGAGGAAACAGGAAAAAATCTGACACTAGAAGAATGTGATGATTTAAAGCTGCTTAATGATATTGCATTTGACTATTACACCGAAGCATTTCCCGAGGTCAACATCACTGATGCTGACCGAAGGACTTGCTTGAGGTGGGCAGAAAAAGCCGTAGCTTACAAGGGTGGTATGTTTGATCCTAGAAATCAAGACGTACACGCTACAGAACTATTTTTTGATATTGAGATTGATAAACCTTGGGCAAAATATAAATATCTTGTAGGTGACGAAGTTATAGAAGGCAACCTTTCTATAAAAGGAACGGTAGACCTAATCATAGATAATGGAAACAACTTCTATGAAATACTAGACTATAAAACCGGCAAGAGAATCAACTGGGCAACAGGTGAAGAAAAAACATACGACAAGCTACAGAAAGATACCCAACTTCTTCTTTACTATTATGCCTTAAGAAATATGTACCCAGAAGCAGAATTTTCTGTCAGTATTTATTATATAAATGATGGCGGAGTCTTCTCGATGGTATTTGACGATAATGATTATTATAAAGCAGAAAATATACTAAGGAAAAAGTTTGAGTATATACGGGATGTCGAACATCCTAAACTACTGTCAAAACATAATAGTCACTGGAAATGTCAAAAGCTTTGCAGATTCAGTAGCCCTTACAAAGAGGGTGCAGATAGAAGTATCTGTCAATATTTGAGCGATTACGTCAAACAGCACGGCGTAGAAAAAACTGTTGAAAAATATGGAGATGTCTCAAAGGTTTCTACCTACGGTGACGGAGGTGGTAGACTCGCGGACAACGATAAGAAATGAATTGGACACCCTTACACTTACATACGCACTACAGTCTTCTAGATGGCCTCAGTAAGCCCTCACAGGTCGCTGAGCGCTGTTCTAATTTAGGCTATACCTCCTGCGCTATAACTGATCACGGCACTATATCGGGCGCTGTGGCGTTTACACAGGCTATGAAGAAGAAAAACATCAAACCCATACTTGGTTGTGAGTTTTATCTTAGTCAGCAAGACGCAAGTATTAGAAACAAAAATAACAGAAGCCTTAGTCATTTAGTGGTCTTGGCAAAGAACAGAGCTGGATGGGATAAGCTTATTCAAGCTACTTCAAGAAGTAATGATGAAGATTTATTCTATTTCAAACCAAGACTTGATTTAGACAGACTAGCTGAGTTTGCCGATGGTAATCTAATTTCTTTTAGCGGTCATCTTGGTAGTGACTTAGCCAATAAGATATTTACAGACCATAAGTCTGCATACAACGCTGAGACTGAAGACGAAGTAAAAAAATACATTGATCCAAACTGGCTTGAGAACACAGTAGCTTTAGCAAATCATTATAGGGATATATTTGGTAAAGAAAATTTCCTGATAGAGATTCAAGCTATTGACGAAGAAAATTCTCCGGCGGCAAAGATGGTTGTCCAAGGCTTAAGATACATAGCTAAAAAATACAACTTTCCTACTGTAGCCACAGCAGACTCACACTATCCAGAGAAACAGGACGCAGGAGATCATCTACTTCTTTTGTGCGCCGCTATGAGAACGCCGCTAAGAAAGATTAAAGCTAAGCTAGATAACAAAGAGGATGTTGGCTTTAGTGGATTTATGAAATCTAGCAACTTTCATATTCCTACACTCGAAGAGATACAGGCTGTTAATCGACCTTGGGAAATAGAGAATACTCTTAGTATTGCCGACATGTGTGAAGAATACGATATTCTCGGCAAGCCGATGCTTCCCAAATTCAAATGCCCCGAACAGTTATCAGAAGAGCAACATCTGAGACAACTATGTAGAGAGGGGTGGAGAAATAAATTATCAGGCAGATTAACAGAACCAGAAAAGTTGGAGTATACAGAAAGAGTTAAGAAAGAGCTTGAGGTGATAAGCGATGCCAACCTTTCTGGGTACTTTTTAATTGTTAGAGATATAGTTAATAGTGTTAGAGATAACACTTGGATACCCGGACCGGGAAGAGGTTCTGCTGCTGGATGCTTAGTGTCGTATCTTGTTGATATAACACAAGTCGATCCAATTAAGTACGATCTAATCTTTGAAAGATTCTATAACGCTGGGCGTAATACCTCAGACCACGTTTCTCTTCCCGATATTGATATCGACGTTCCTGCTACGAAACGGGATGAAGTGATTGATTATATTCGTGATAAGTACGGAAAAGAAAAGGTTGGGCAAATGGTCACATTTGGGAGACTTCAAGGACGTAGTGCTTTGAAGGAAGTCCTACGTATGAACGAAGCGTGTAGCTACGACGAAATGAATGTTATTACCAAAAGCCTTCCACATGAACATGAAGTCTCCGATCAACTAGCAGAAATGGATGATCCTTCAGTAATAAGATGGACTCTTATGAATCAACCGGAAGTGTTGCGTGATTACTGCCGCATGAATGATGACGGAACTCTTGAAGGAGACTTTGCAAAACGCTTTGAGCAAGCAATGAGAATTGAGGGAACATTCAAGTCTCAGGGTAAACATGCAGCTGGAGTTGTGATATCCTCCCATAATTTGAACGACGTTTGTCCTATGGTAAGGGACAAAAAAGGTTCAGAAAAAATAGCCGGTATGGAAATGAATGATTTAGAATCTAT